CCTGCGTCAGACTCTCGGCGTACTTATCGGCGGTGTCGGCCTTGATCACCAGGACTCGGACGTCCTTGATCTTGGTGGTGTCGCCGGCGTGCGACGACCAGTACTGCACGTCCGGAAAGAAGGCGTCGGGGCGGGATTCGGCGAGCCGGCGATAGATTGCAACGGCCTCGTGCGCTGCTTTCAAAGCCTCTTCGGGACGGCCGAGGGCGGATAGCGTGTTTCCAAGGTTATTCAGGCTCATCGCCAGATCTGGGAGGGCGTCGGGGTGGTCTTTGGCAAGCGCCCTTCTGATCGTGACGGCAAACCCTAGCGCTTCTAGGGCTTCCTCTTCGCGGCCCAAGTTGGAGAGGCGGACCCCGTATTGATTAAGAGCGACAGCGAGGTACGGTTCATCTTCATGTGAACCCGAAATGGCTACGAGCGCTCTAGCCGCATCAACATGACGCTGCGCGACAGCAAGCGCCAGTTCTAGCAGCTTCAGATGCATCTTCGGCAGGGCGAAATCGAACGCGCGCAGCGTCGGCAGGTCCAGGCAATCAAGCATCCGTTCCAAAACGGCTTGTATCCTCCCCGGCGTTTCGATCATCACCGCGACGATATCCTCCGCCAGCACAGAGCCGTGATCGCAGATAATCGTTCCCAAGCGCGCTTCGGCCGCGGCTGTTCGCTCCGCACCATGCTCCGGCTGGGTAGCGCGTTGCAGAACGGTGAGCAGCCGGCGGTGGATGGCCGGGCGTTCGGCCTCGGGCAGCGTGTCGATCCAGGCGAGGCAGCCGGCGATGAGCAGGTCGTCGGCCGTCGTCGCCACCTCATGCTCGCCGATCATGTCGGGTTCAAGCGGGGCAATGCCGCCGGAGGGGGCGGTGTAGACGCGAACGAGCCCATCGAGCACCGGGCGAACGTAGTCGGGCACCTCTCGCTTGTAAAAGCCGTCCCGCATCAGCAGGTCCTGCGCCGCCGGGCGGGTCGGCACCCCGGCCACGGCGGTCACCTGGGCGAGGCCCCGCCGCAGGTCGAACTCGCGCATCTCATCGAGGGAGCCCAGCACCTTCGCCCAGTGTTTGCGCTCAACGGCGAGCACCCGGTCGAGCAGCACTTCGATCCCGTCCGGTGCCGTCGCCTGACCCGCAGTGGCGAGATGGAGCAGCGCCTCCATCTGTAGGGCCAGCGGCCGGGCGAAGGCGGCGTCGGTTTCGAGCCGCTGCAGCCGCACCTCGGCCGGCGGCCGGGCGTCGTGCGGCGGGACGACGCCCTCCGCCGCCATCGCTTGCATGATCGGTGTGTAGCTGCGGAGCGTTTCCTCGAACAGTTCGCGGCGACGCGACCCGGTCGGAACGTCGGCGAGCGCGATCACGTCGGTGCTCTTGGCGTCGCGTCGGAAGAGACGGCGAACCTCGTCGCGCTTGTCGTGCAGGTCCTGCCACCAATAGCCGGCGCTGCGGGTGAGCAGCACTAGGCGCACCGGACGGGCGCCGTCACGCGGGCGCTGATCAAGCCGATCGGCGAGGCAAGTGAGTTCCCTCTGCCGGCCCTCGGCATAGTCCAGAACCATGAGCAGGCCCGGCTCCTCACCGTCGGCAATCAACGCTGAGAGCGCGTCGTCGCGCAATTGCGTCTCGCTCTCCTTCGCCCCCGGTCGCGGCTCACTGAGGAAGCCGGCGAGCCAGCCCTGGCGGCGCAATTCAGCGGCGACATCGATCAGCAGTCGTGTCTTGCCGAGCCCGCCCGGGCCGTGAATAAGCCGCCCGGCAGTGGTGCGATTGCCGCCATTGCACCAGGCGAGCAGGTCGGCACGGAGTCCGGTGACGTCAATGTAAGGGACGACCTCGTAGCGCGCCTGCAACAGCTCGCTCGGGCTAATCTCCGCCGGGTCCTTGGCCAGCGATCGCTGCTTCGCATCGATCAACCGAAGCCCAGTATCGCGGAAGTAGAACTCGTAGAGCGGAACTTCCGGCGGCAGCGCTCTCCCGGCGATGACGGTGGCAAGGGACCGGAGAATCCCGTCGTCCTCGTCGATCTCCTTGATGTGATGGACGTTGAATGGGAGCGGAATGCGGGCGAACGGCATGTCGGCCGGGCGCACATTGATCAGCTTCTTCGCATGATGCGCCTTCTTCGCTTCCGCCTTGACCCAGTCCGACTGCGCCGCGGCGTCGTTCCAGAGGACGATTACCGCGTTCGCCTCGTTCAGCGCCGCTCGGATCTGCGTCTCGTAGCTTCCCCAGCTCTCCAGCGCATGATCCCACCAGACGCCGTAACCGTGCCCTTCGAGCATCGCCGCCAGTTCCCGCGTCCGCTCGCGATGCTTCGATGAGTAGCTGAGAAATACTTGCGACACCGCCCCCTTCTACCTGAGTTCGCGTGTAAGCAAGATGGCCATAATAAGGACGAGGAGTAGGCCTTCAACCGCCCGGCCGCTTTCCAAAGCCTAAGGACGATTTTGTTATCAGCGAGCATAGCCGGCTAGGCCTCGCCTCGGCCCGGGCATTCACAGTTTCCGCTTCATGCCACACAACGGTCGCCGTTTTGGACGACCTCAATGTCGGGTTTTGTGATAAACTGGCACTCACCCCGCTCCAGATCGTGACTCTGCCAGTTTCCTTGAGCTGTAGCCATAGTGACGCGCCAGCATACCCAGCGCCGCGACGAGGATGCCGTGCGCCTGCTTCTCGCCGACTGACCTGCCGCCCCAGCCCTGCCGCATCGACCATTCGCGGATCGACCGCTGCATCCCGATGACATGCCAGACACAGCCGCCGGCCGGGCTGCCGAGACCACCGAGCGCGTCAATCGCCTCGCCGATGCGACGTCGTGCATCGACCTGCGCATCGGTCAGATCCGCAGGATTGCCTGAGCCAGGCGGACGATCGAGCGAGATGCAAACGACCGGATCAAGGCGGGAGATCGTGAACGTCGCCGCGAAGTCGCGCGCGGCATCATGCATCTCCCGGGTGATGCTACCGTTCCGCAGCATCCGCCCGATCGTGTCGACGACCCGATGGTGCACAACCGGACGGCCATCAGGATCGGCCTCGTAGATCGGCTCGAGGATGTCCTCGTGGCGCTGGATGACAGGCGCGCGCGTCACAGCACGCGCCTCCGGTGCGCCTCGCTTGCTGCGGCTCATCGCGCATCCTCCCGGCGACCCGTGCGGTTCAGACCTCACGGGTCACCTCCCGGAGGCATGCGGCGTAGCCGGCAACATCGACGATGCTGTCGAGATGCGACGGATCGCGCACCAGTCGGGCCAACTTCAGATCGATGAGGCACAGCGCGACCTGCGCCGGCGTGACCTCCATTCCCAGCACCAGCGACCAGCGGCAGGCGATATGCTCGAACAGCGGCTGCGCAGCCCCATAGACGCTCTCCCGGCGCTCGACTACACCGGCCGCGTGCTGCAGCAGCATCGCACCGTTCATGGCTCGCCCCCAATTCCCTGGGCGAGCGCCCAGTGCAGCAGCGCCAGCGTGTCTACCTCGTTGTCGTCGGCCGGCGCGAACCCGAGCTTGCGGACAGCCTCGATGACCGCCTGCTTGTCGGCGTTGCTCTTTCCGGTAACGTGCCGCTTGATGGTGCCCACCGGAACGCCGGTATAGGGGACGTGGTTCGCTTCGGCCCAGGCTGTCAGGTGTGCGAGAAACCCCGCATAACAGTGCGAGGCCGCCACGCCACGGTGAGCGACCACCTCCTCGAAGAACACTGTGCCGATTGCACCGGCCGTCTCGTCGATCTCCCGCAGCCAGGCACGGAAGCGCAGCCATATCATGCCGCCGCCCTCGAACCGGCTGGGACGGAACTCGTGGGTGCCGCTGGCGATTGCGCCTTCGCGGTTGCGGACGGCCCAGCCGGTGCGCTGGCCCAGATCGAGGGCGAGCACCGTTCTGTCGGATCTGTCGGATGTTTCCGTATGAGCCTTACACGCGCGCGTGCGCGCGCGCGTAACGCCGATAACGACGGGATCCGACAGATCCGACAGAAAGTCGTCGTTCAGCAACTTTTCGTTGATCATCAGGGCGATTCCATCGCGTAAGGTCTCCAAGTTGCGCCACGAAGTGTGAGACCTCGAAACCCCCGCCGGTTGCCGGTGGTATCGCGCCACTTCGCGAAGCCGCGGGTCACCAAGAGGTCGGCGAACCGTTTCTGACTGCCGGGGAACTCACCGGCGGCATCGGCCCAGGCCTTCCAAGCGGCGAACAGATTGGCGGTGGTCTCGGTCAGGTTCGGACCAAGCAGGCAGCACTCGTCGAGCCAGCGGCCGAGCGCGTCTTCAGCCTCGAAGTATTCCTCGGTGGCGGCGACAACCGACGCCGGCGGCGTCAACCCGATGCGCTGCCACTCGAGGCAGCCTTGCAGCGCCCAAGCGAGAATGCCGTCGCGCTCGAACAGCAGCTTCTGCGGCAGCGCCTTGTCACGCCTGTCATCGGGAATGGTGAAGGTGAACGGCACCATGTGCAGGCGCCGCCGCATGGCGATGTCGACGTTGCGAATGGCCGGCTTGTGGTTGCCGGCGACGACCAGCTTGAACTGGGGGACGAACTCGAAGAAGTCCTGGCGCATGAAGCGCGCGGCGATCTTGTCGCCGCCGGTCAGCGCCTTCAGCTTGCTCTCGGCCCAGCGGCGGCCTTGCTCGGTCTCGATCGAGGTGACCAGGCGGGCGGCGCCGCGCAGCCCGGCCATGTCGGTGGGGTGACGCTCGCCCTGCGTCACCATGAAGCTGTCCATCGGCGCGTTGGCAGCGTAATCGCCGAGGATGCCGGCAAACGTGTTGACGAATACTGACTTGCCGTTGGCGCCGGTGCCGTAGAGGAAGAACAACGCGTGCTCGGATGTCACGCCGGTGAGCGCGTATCCCGCCATCCGCGCCAGATACGCCTGCAGCTCGGCATCGCCGCCGGTGACGGTGGCGAGGAACGCCCGCCACGCCGGGCAATCGCCTGAAGGCGCGGCGGTGGTGATCTTGGTGATTCGATCGGCGCGGTCGTGCGGCCGGCTGGTGCCGTTGCGCAGATCGACCACGCCGCCCGGGGTGTTCAGCGCCCACAGGTCGCGATCCCACTCCTCGGTGGTGGCGGCATGCCGGCGGTCGGCGCGCGCCAGGCGTTCGACCGCCGAGACGGTCGCCGCGGTCGACAGCTTGGTCGAGACCTTGCGGTTGTTGCAGCGCCGGGCGGCGTCACGGCAGACGAGTCGAGCGAGATCGTAGGCGCGGAGCGTCGTCTCCTTCTGCCAATGGGTGCCACACCACACGAGCCACTGGCCCCAGCCGGCGACATAGCGCCAGTCGTCGCCATGACTGCGGGTGAACTCCAGCGCCAGCGCGTCTTCGGTGAAGCCGACCGGCAGGACGACTCCGTTGCCGCCGTCATCGCCGCAGGCGGCTTCGATCGCGCCGTTGTTCTCCCGGTCGCGCTTCCACAGCCGCTCGGCTTCGGTCTGCAGCCGGTCGAGCGGCCATGGCGGATCGACGCGCGCCTCGTTGTAGGCGACGATCTCGTCCCAGGCGCCGGCGGGGGTGACATGACCGTCGCGCGCCCGGCGGATCCAGTAGCCGATCACCTTGCTGATGGCGTCGAACCGGGTGATGCCGTCGGCGCCGCCCTCGCGCACCCGCTGCACGAAGACGTCCGCGATCGCACCAGTGCCGGAGCCGGCGTCGTTGAAGTCGAGGTCGGAACCGGATGCGACCATGCTCTCCAGCGGCGGCATCGCCATCACCGCCTCGGCGAAGTCGCCGAGGTCGTAGTCGCGGGATCTCTGTGCGATGATGCGGACCAGCCGGGCGGTGCCGTTCTTGCGGTAGACCGACCCGGCGACACGGATCGGCTGGTGTGGCGAGCGGAACGACGAATCGCCGCCGGCCTTCACCGCGATTATGTGCCGCAGCCGGCAGAGGCATGCGATATCGTCGCCTTCCGCCGGCTCGGTCAACCGCCAGTACAGGTGCAGCTTTGCCTGGCCTTCCGGCGTCACGCCGCCCGAGGCCACCTCGAGCGAGGGCTCGCCGAGGTGCTTGAGCAGGTGGTGCCGCTTCGCCGCGACGTCGCCGTGGTCGAGGTCGACCAGCACCACCTGTGTCTGCTGCACATCCTCGGCCCTGGCCTCGCCCGGCTGGGCGACGGTGCCCGGCACGACGTAGAGCGCCAGGCCGGCATCGGCCGCAAACGCCGCCTGCACCGCGGTCTTCGCCGCGAGCTCGCTGTCGGCGGCGATGAACGGCGTGTGTGGCGGCCGGCCGGGACCGCCCTTCTCGGCGAGTGCGCGCACCGGCACGAAGCCCTCGCAGTAGCCGAACACCGCGTCCATGAATGCGGCGATCATGCCGGCGTCGGGCTGCGCCGTTGTCATGGCGGAAGTGCCGTCGGGCGCCGTCATGACCAGCACTGTTCCTTCCAGGCGCATATCGCGCACTCGACGTGATCGGAATTGACGGCGATGCGCGGCAGCCACTCTCCCGCCTCGCTCGCCTGCAGGATGCAGACGGCCTTGTCGCTGGCGGTCTGGGCAAGTCCTGCATCGAACGGCACCGCCTCGTGCCAGAGCTCGCTGGTGTCCTTGTTGACGGCGGCGAAGACGGCCGGGTTCTCGGTGAGCCCCATGTACGCCTGGTAGAGAGCGATCTGCGCCGCGTAGATTGGTTTGGCGAGGGTGACGCCGCGTTTGACGATGTCCCGCCAGTTCTTGGCGTTGGCCGACTTGCATTCCCACAGCGCCGGGTAGGCGAAGCCGTCCGGCCCGCCGACGATGACGCCGTCGATGTGCCCCTGGATGCGCCCGCCGGCGACAGAGAAGCCGAACTGTTCGCCCGCGCGGTTGCGAGTGCGAAGATCGAAGCCAGCACGCGTCATCCAGCCGGCGACCAGGTCTTCGAACGCATGGCCGGCGGCGAAGATGCGCAGCTGCAGACCAGAGAGGCCGGCGCCGTCGTCGCGAGGCACATGGAGGTACTCGTACTGCAGCCGGCGCTGACAGGGATCGCCCAGCCGCGAGCCACCGAGGTAGCCGCGGGACATCCGCGTCCGGTCGGCGGCAACCAGCGCGCCGTCGATCAGAGCGTTGATTCGATCGGCGAACGACGGCGGCTTCGGCCGGTGGTTGAAGTCGAGCACGGGGGTGGCTTCCGTCATGGACGGTCCTCCCGAGTGCCCGGCAGGCTCATCGCCGGGTGACGCGCCGCCCAGCGGCTCCATGCCGTCAGCCGATGTTTGATGAGCTGCAGGTCGGCGGGCTCAAAGCCTTCGGCCGGGTGCCGGACGCCGTCGGCGAAGATGGCGGTGGCATCGACGAGCATGCTCTCGGCATCGCCGACGACGATCATCACCGAGAACGGACCGCTTCGCGTCAGCCGCCGATACAGGAGCCTCTGGCCGGCGGGCAGCTCGTGCGCCTCGGTTTTCCATTCGAGGAGCAGCGCGTTGCCGCCCACCTCGACGATGCCGTCGACGTCGCCGAAGCTGATGCGCCCTGCGAAGCGCCGGGGCGATCGGCCGATCACGGGTACGCGGTTGATCCGCGAGTGGCAGGGCGTCGAGCACACCGTCACCGTGCTCGACGACGGCTTCGAGTATCAGGGCAGGCCGTACCGGTCGCTGTCGGCGATCGCTCGGGCGATTACCGGCACACGCTGGAACGGGCCGTTATTTTGGGGATTGCGCAATTACCGGAGCGGCAAGTGAAGGCGCCAGTTCGCAAGCTGCGCTGCGCCGTCTACACCCGCGTTTCCACCGACGAACGCCTCGGCATGGAGTTCAATTCGCTCGAAGCCCAGCGCGAGGCCGCCATCTCGTACATCGAGAGCCAGAAGCAAGAAGGCTGGCTGCTCGTTGCCGACCGCTACGACGACGGGGGGTTCTCCGGTGGCACGATGGAGCGGCCGGGACTGCAGCGGCTGCTGCGCGACGTCGAGGCTGCGCGAATCGATGTCACCGTCGTCTACAAGGTCGATCGCCTGTCGCGCTCGCTCGGCGACTTCGCCCGCATCGTCGACATCTTCGAGCGGCACACCG